ATCTTTTGTTTGATGACTAAACGCAATCTGCCCATACCACATCATAAAGATTAGCCTCCATTTTGATCATTAATTAGAGATCAGCCACCAGATGTTGTAGTCTTCTTAACCGGCTTAAAGTAGAAGGTGATTGCACTCATCGGCTTAATTATTGCACCGGGCCAGATGGTGTAGTCTTCTTAACCGGCTTAAAGTAGAAGGTGATTGCACTCATCGGCTTAATCATTGCACCGGAGAGACGAGTCTCATACAGGCAGATCTGCTGGTTGTAGTTAAGATCGAAGTCGTCGAAGAAGTCGGTCTTAGCACCACCATTTGTACCAATATTGTAGTCAATCAGGTTTACATCAATACCTGCAACATCGTACTTAGTCTTTGTTCCGCCAGTTGAATCAGGGATCTCAATCTGAAGTCCTTCCATCGGAGCAAGAGTCTGAATACCGGCCACTCTCATTGCAGTAGCGATCTCAGCCTCAGACTTATACATTCTCTCACCGATACCATTCTCAAGCAGAAGCACGGAAGTAAGATTATCCTCAGTTGTATAGAAGGTCATATTACCAGAACCCTTGTACAGCTTACGAGCCTTGAGCTGAGCCCTCATAAGAGCCATAGCCTTCTCGTCATCAGATGCAAATTCCGGAACCTCAACAGCAAACTTAATCGTGTAGAAGTCATCATCGTCATAAACTGGACGAATATGATTCTCCTCGATCTTTGCATCATCAGAATCAGGACGCCCATCACCGATCAGAATTGCACGAGCAACTTCCTCACGAAGCATGAACTGCATTTCTGTTCTCATCCAAGCAAGTACGTTGAACTCTGTAATATCATCAATGTCCTGCTTGTCCATTTTCTGCTTCTTGTAAACTGTCTGCGGATCTGTAGATCTCTTCAGAAGCTTAAATACCTGTTCCTTCTTGAAGTTACCCTTGATATATCCTCTTGCACGAGCCTCATCCTCAGTAAGGTTTGCATGAACGGACTTTACACGAGAGAACGGAGTCCGATGAACTGCGCCAAGTACCTGGTCAACCCAATCCATGTTCCGGGTAACGAAATCAGGCTGGTTGTTGACAGACCTAGCATCCGGGAACAGGTAATCAACATTATTGAAACCATAATCAGTTCCCATTGTTCCGTTTGTCTCTGGATCGGCATGAGCGATTGCTCCAGACTCTACAGCAGCTCTGAAAGCCTCCCTCATTGAACCACCACCAAGTGTCTTTGCATCCTTGATGAGTACAGCCATATCATCGTGGCTAAGGTATTCATTGTTTGCGTTTACAGCGCCATCTTCAAACACATTATGCTTCACAGTAGTATCTCCTTCATCATTCTTAGAGTTCTTGGCCTGCTTAATGGCCGCACCAACAAGGAATGCAACAACCTTCTTCTGCTTCTCATTCAGAGTGTCATAAACATCCTTGACTGTTTCTTCATCTTCGCCTTCATCATTTTGAGCATCATCACTATTGTCAGTATGCTCAACTTCAGACTTCTCTTCCGGTTTCTTTTCTTCTTTCTTTTCAGCCGGCTTTGTATCATTGTCAGAATTATCCTTCTGTTCTTTAAGAATCTGACCAACAATGATAGCAACTGCCTTCTTCTGTTTATCTGTTAAAGTATTGAAGACATCCTTAACAGTCTCTTCAGAGTTGGCATTATCTTCTTTCTTGTTAGTTTCTTCTGTCATTTCTTCCTCTTCGTCTTCTTCGTCATCGGCATGAGCAATCTCAGGTGCACCAAAGCCCCAAATCTCAGCTTCGTCCTCTGAAAGCTCACCGTGAGCAACAACACTGTCAATCCTTGCTTCAGGATCAGCACCACCAATCACAATTGAAACTTCTTTAATCACTCCATGATAGATGTCTCCAGCCTTTCTCTTGAGCTGATTGGCCCAGATTGAGAGCGAACTGATGTCACCATTCTGAAGTGCTTCCTTAGCTGCCTGACCTGCTGGAGAGTTATTGAAGTAGCCTTCAACTCTTGTTCCACCATTTACAGCATGAAGAATTGCATGACCGAGTACCTGTCCGATATCGTTGTGATTGTGCATGTAGACAAGTGGTACTGTTTCTCCATCCTGCTGTGCAAAGCAGCCGTCTCGAATTGTGGTACCGTCTGAGCAAAGGACATTAGCTTTACTTGCCCAACCTGTAAAATCATACTTAGGCATTTAGTAATTCTCCTTTTGCCAAAACATTGTTAATAAGCTCAGTTACATCATCAAGGTTCTGTCCAGCACCTGAATCAGCAGCATCTTGCTTTAGTTCCTCATTTGCTTTATTTAAGTTGGGGTTTCTTAACTCTTCTGCATTCTCAGCCTTAGAAGGTCTGAGTCCAATCTTTGCCCTAAGTTCATTTGAGGTCATAATCTCATTTCTTCTGAACTTATCTGCAATATCAGCTAACTGAGAGACTGGAACAAGCTTGAAAGGATCTCTAAAGAAAACAATAGACTGCCCTCTTGTACGAGCAGTCCTACTTAAGAATTTCCTTTTAAATTCATCACAAATTGCTGAGCAGATTGGAGTGATTGTATTATTGTAGTAATTGATCATTACCTTTTCATCAGCTGTTCCATCGAGAATTCCCTGAGTTAAACCTAGATGGTTGTATACCTGAGCTGTAAGATCTTTTACCTGTTCCCAAAGATTGTTTTCAACGGATCTATTTAACTGCGTGATTCGCTCAGTACCATCTGTCCAAGCTACACCGTATGTAGATCCTTCTAGTTGTTCCTCAAGATCAGATCTTCTCTTTTCTGCTTCCATCTTACGCTGTTTTGACTTAACAACATATGGAAGCTGAATGATAAGATCGAGTTTACCGGATGCATTTTGATCATTGAGTCGTTCGAGATTTGAAATAGCTCTTGTCAATCGTTGGATATTGGAATTTGGTTCATTCATTATTGAATGGAATGGATTCTCAATAATTGCAACAGATGACTTCGGTAATCTTATATCTTGGAAGATTCCTTTTCGCTCATTGTATAGTCGAACTGTAACCTCAGCTGGATACCACGCAATAATCTTTCC